TTTTAGATGAAGCAGTTCAAATGGGAGAGCTAACTGCAATTGAAGCAGAAAAAATTAAAAATATTACTCCGGAACAAGTTGCTCAAATGGAAGCTACACAGGCTGAACGTCCTGAAGTACTTGAAGCTGCTAAGATGCAAGCTGCAAAGGTTACAGATTCTCCAGAAGTTTTGGCAGCACAAGGCGAAGTCAGAGACGAATCTTTAGCTAAAGCTGCTAAAGTAGACAGAGTTGCTCCTATTGAAGGTGCTGATGTGGAGATTCCCGAAGGTGCTTTAACCGAAAGAGTTGTAGGAACTATTAGTGAAGGTGCTAAAGCTAGTGCAGCTATTAATGCCGGAACAAGTTTATCAAGAATTACAAGAGCTAAAAAACAACTAGCTAAAGCAGGTTTAACAGATGAACAAATTGAAGATATAGGAAACGACCCTATATTATTAGAAGAAAAACTAGCTGACTTTAGTGAAGAAGAAAGAGGTATTATTGAAGGATTACCAGAAGAAGCTTTAGTATCTACACAGCTCAATGGTCTTTTAGAGGGTATAGAAAACGGGACCATACCACCTTGGGCTGCCCCGGCTGTTGCTCAAGTAGAACAGATGTTAGCTTCTAGAGGCATGAGTGCTTCTACAGTTGGCAGAGATAGTTTATTTAATGCGATTATTCAATCAGCATTACCCATAGCTCAAAGCAATGCACAGGCTATACAAAGTTCTGTAGCTCAACAAAAAAATATTGAAGCTGCTGTAGCAGAAGCAAACGCTCAAAGAGCACAGCAAACTGCAACACAAAATGCTCAAAATGTTTTTAACATGGACATGGCTCAGTTTAGTTCTGACCAACAAATAGCTTTATCGAATAGTAAATTTTTACAGACTGTTGGTTTGACTGAAGCTAATAATGAACAACAAGCTGCTGTACAAAATGCTTTATTAATGTCACAGGCAAACTTAGCTGAAGCAGATTTTTATCAGAAAACTCAGATACAAAATGCTCAAGCTTTCTTACAGACAGACATGGCTAATTTAAGTAATCAACAACAAGCTAATGTTTTAAAAGGACAGTTTGAACAACAAAGACTACTAAGTAATCAATCTGCTGAAAATGCTGCTAGACAATTTAATTCAGCTAGTGAGAATCAAACACAACAGTTTATGGCAAGCTTAAATGCTCAAGTTAATCAGTTTAATACACAACAAGCCAATGCTGCTGCACAATTTAATGTTCAACAAACAAATGCTGCAGAAGCTAGAAGAGTTGGTATAGAAGCTGAAATTAATAAAGCTAATGCTGCCATTGTAAATCAATCAAAACAATTTAATGCTCAACTAGAGTTTAATAGAAATCAATGGAATGCTGCAAATGAGCAAGCTGTTTTATCTTCAAATGTTAATTGGAGAAGAAAAGCTAACTTAGCAGATACTGCTGCAGCTAATGCTATTAATCAACAAAATGTTCAAATGGCTTTTGGTCTTAGTCAATCTGCAAATGCTTTTTTATGGCAAGAGTTAAGAGACCAAGCAGACTATGATTTTAGATGGGCAAATGATACAGAGACTAGAAAAGTCCAAGCAATGATAGCTGCTGCTAGTGCAGAAGGTGATGCAGCTAAAAATTGGCAAACAAATTTTAATAATGTTTCAACAGTTGTTGATAAACTATTTGGATAAAAGGAAAAAATATGGGTATTTTAAAGAAAGCTTTTAAAGGACTAAAAAAAGTTGTTAAGAAAATTGGTAAGGGTATTAAAAAAGTTGTCGGAAAGATAGGCAAAGCTTTTGGTAAACTTGGCATTGTAGGACAACTTGGGATGATGTTTTTAATGCCCTATGCTATGTCAGGACTCAGTAGATTCATGGGTGGTATAGGCTCCCGATTTGGAAGCTTTGCAGCGAATCTGGCAGGTTCTAGCAATGCTTTTATGTCTGGTGTTGGTAAAGCAATGCAAGGTATACATGCTGCCGGCTCGACAATAGGGAATGCTTATAGTACTATTACAGAAGCAATTGGTAATGGTTTAGATAGAGCAGGTAATTTTTTGAAAGGTGAAGGATTTACATTGAGCGAAGGTAGAACATCTGTGTTTGCACCTAAAGAAGTGCCAGAAGTAGATTTAACAAAAATTACTGAAGCTAAAATTTCAGATGTTGAAACAGGTGTCCCGGCTAGAGCAACAACAGAAGATAGGTTAAGAGCTGCAGCAACTCCAGAGATTCCTGATGTAGAAATTCCTGATGTTTTAACGGACACTCCTAAACCCTCAAACTTACTAGATAGAGCTAAAGACTATGCATCAGAAGCTTTTGAAGGTGTTAAAGCCGGACTTAGTGACCCTAAAGCAATGACTGAATCAGCAATTAAATCAGGACTAACACAAAGATTAAAATATGCTGCAGCAGGAGAACCTCCTACAATGACTCAATATAGTATTGGTATTGATTTACCTTCTTTATCAGGATTTGCAAATACTGGTGTTTTCAATGAACAAGATTTTTCTAAAATTAATTCAAACTATTTACAGGGTGGAAGCTCATTTGGAGGTACCAGTTTAGCTCATGTACCTTATTTAGAAACACTTGCTAATGTTGATAGAGATGTTAATCATACAAGAAAAGTAGCCATGCTAAATCCTGTACTTAATTTTGGAGGCTAAAAGAAATGGCAGAGATATATAACCAAGACGGAATTGATGCATTAGTAAATGCAGGTAGTCCGATTCCCGGACAGTCTTTAACCAACAGTCCAGATACTCCTTATCCTTGGGAAGGACCGCCTGAGTTTACAGACTTTAGAGAAGCTTTAAACTATATGGCTGAAGAACTATTAGAAGAAGATATTTTTGTTCCTCTTATAATAGCTATGGGAAATGGAGTTCCAGTTTCAGATATCACACTACAAATACTTCAAAGAGGTTTTCAAGAAGGTAAATGGAACCCTGACTTAATGATGATGCTTATTGAGCCTATGATGTATTTACTTATGGCACTAGCAGAAAAAGCAGGTGTTGAGTTTAGAATCTATGGTGATGAAGAAGAAGATTTAAGTCCAGAAGATGAAGAAGATGTAGCTAACATGAAAGCTAAAAATTTATCTAAATTAACACAAGAAAAAGTTGGTGTTCCTTCTGGTGCGTTACCTGAAGAAATCATGGAAGATATTGAAGAGTTAGAGATTCCTGAAAGTTTATTAGCACGACCTGAACCACAAGAGCAACCCGAAAGTTTATTAGGAAGACCGGAGTAAAAGATGGCAAGATATGAAGAAGGCGGAGCAGACTTTGCACAAGAGCAATTTGCAAAAGCCCGTGACTATAGAGAAGAACAAGCTAAGAAGCAGGAGAAGTTTGCTAAAAATTTACAGCTTGCAAACTTAGCCCTGACGGGTGCGAATTGGTTTATAAATGAAAAAGCCGATGCCTTAGAAAACTCTAGAGTTGTGGAAAATAGTTGGTGGCAAACACAATTAGAAAGTGCTCAAGCAACACAAAAACGTATTTCAGATTATGAAGCTCAAGGTTTAAGTCGTCAACAAATGTACGAGGCAGATATTCGAGGACAACTTGATGAGTATCTACAAGCGGATGAAGGTATTGTCTATACTAATATCCAAGATGGTATTGAGCAAGTTGTGGAAGAATTTAAAAAGAATCAAGTTAGTTTTGATGCATGGAATAAAAGTATTGATGCTCAATTAAATATTCCTAACATTACTAAAGAAGATGCTATTGCTGCTGCGAGAGTTGAGGGTGGTAAAGCTCCAAGAAGTTTAGGAGCGTTGTTTGGTAATAAAATTTATAAAACTTATAAGTCACATACTCCAGAAACTTTAGCTCAAGAAGATAAAAATGCAAAAGAAAGAATTGTTGGTAGTCTGGTAGGTGAACAGTTTAAAGCTGCTCGAGAAGCAGTAAGAGCTTATGGAGAAACAGGCAGTCCTATTTCTTCGCTTGCAAAATATATTAAAGATAATCCAGAGACAGTTCAAAAGTATAATCAAGAAACTGTTCAAATGGAAGTCACTGAGTTTACAAATCCTGAGACAAATACTAACGATAAACTGATTACAACTTTAGCTTTAGTAAATGGTAAAATGACTTCTGTAGGAAGTGAAACTATTAAAGGAGCCCCAATACTTTCTTCTCAATTAACCTTTAATAGAGCTGAGCAAGTAGCTGCGTATGGTGCAATAAGTAATAGTCTAGAGGGAACAGCAGCAGGAGATGCATTTGTAAAAGCTTATCCAGATGAAGTATCTCAGTTAGGATTTGCTAATACAGCTTTAGGATTACAACAACAAATCTTAAAAATTTCTGGTGGAGATTTAAGTCCTGCGTTAGCTTTAAATGTAGCAGGAAGGCATTTAGTTAATAATAAACTAGAGGGTAATCCGTCTTATGGTACTATGACTTTGTATGACATTGATTCAGCGTTAGAAGATATTACAGGTGAAGCTCAAATTGATACTTCAAAAATGCAACAATACATAGATAGTATTAAAAAAGAAATTAAAAATGAGAATTTACGACAAATAGAAATAGATAGAGTGGTTGAAAATATGGCTTTGGATATTGATGCTTCATTCGAAGGAGATGAAAAAATAACAGAAAATATTCAACTTGATAGAGTTTTAGCTATAAATAATTTAGCCTCTCTTGAAGAAAGACAGCAAGCGTTAGCAAACTCATTTAGTGAAAATAGTCCTGAAAAGACTTTTTATGATGATGTCAAAGACTATTCCTACATTGGTCCAGTAGCTGAGTTTATATTTGGGGAAGAACTAGACGTTACAGATGCTTTATGGTTAATACCCGGAGCAGGACTTGTTGGTGGAGGACTTAGAATAGCCGGAAAAGCTATGATGCCTAGAGTCGCACAAGCTTTAATGTCAAGTAGACTTGGACAAAGATTTTTTAACAAACTTAACGTAAAAAACTTTAATCCAGATAATTTAACTAGAACAGAAAAAGCTATGTATAACTCATTAAGTAAAAGTGGTAAGTCTTTAGATGTCGACAAACTTTCTACTGAATTATTAAAAATTCCTGGAGTTGCATTTAAAGGAACTGTTGGTCAAAACAAAATTATATTTGGCGGTTCCTTACTAGCTCTTGGAAAAAGTTATGTTGAAAGTGGTGAAGACGAAGATAAAGATTAATCATGGCAAAACTTTCTTCAAAAAGACGTAAAACTTCTCGTTTACTTCAAGGTTACACCTTAGATGACTTAGAACAAAATGATGAGTTTCAAAAAGTATCCGAAAGATTCTTAGAATCTATTGGTGAAAACTCTGATGATGTTTTTGAGTATTTAAGAGACGCTGACTTTAATCTCTTTCAAGGCATGCAACGTGCCTCAGATAGCGGAAAGTTTACTAAGCAACAAAAAAAAGACTATCGTTATTTGCGTAATCGTTTTGATAACGCAGACATGGGTAGCTTCAAACAATATGCAGAGCTTATCAAAGATGCCACTATTGACATAGCTACCGACCCTACAGCAATTGCAGCAGCATTCTTAACACCAATTACAGGTGGAACTTCTCTTGCAGCTAGACAAGGAATAGCTACTGCCGGACTTAAAGGTGCCAAAGCTATTGCTAAAAACAATCTTGAAGACTTAGGTAAAAGTCAAATACGTAAAGCTTCTTTAATTACAGGGGCAGAAGTAGGTACGTGGACAGGATTAGATAATCACTTTAGACAAAACACAGAACTCAATACAGACATTCGCAGACTCTACTCCAATACAGAGCTTGCCGGTTCTGCTGCTATTGGTGCTTTAACTGGTGGGATTGTTGGTAACTTAGTACAGCGTAATGCTTTGTTTAATGATAGGCTTAGTAGGCTTTATTCTAATGATGACTATCGAGGAAGTGTTACAGGTATAGAAGAAACAAAGTATAAATTTAGAAAGGCTAAAGATAAAATATTAGGTAAAAGTATTGGTAGTCCTGCAAGAGTTCTAAAAACTATGGCAGAGTTTTCTCCTACTGCTAGAATGCTCGGACAAAAATTTACACATGAGTTTGGTAAAGGACTAACACAAAGGTCTACAAGAAGACTTGGTTTTAGTTATGCGGAAGACTTAGGAGAAAGAAGAGGAAACTACCTATTAGACTTTGATGCTATTGTAGCTCCGATTAGAAAGTCTGGACAAATATTACCTGAAGATGAAGCTGCAGTTATAAAGATTTTAAGGGGTGAAAAAAACGTATCACAATACAGTAAAAATGTACAAAAGGTTGCAGAAGACCTACGAGGGTTTTTTGATAAAATTAGAGAAGATGCAATTGAAGTTGGTTTAAATCCACAAAAAATAGAAAATTATTTTCCTAGACAATGGAACAGAGAAGTTATTGCTTCTAAAAAAGGACGTGAAGAATTTGAAGCTTTGTTAGTTTCTAACAATATTGTTCCTGAAAACAAAGTGAAAGAAGTTGTAGATGGTATGCTTAACAAGCAGAACGAACTTTATGGCTCTCATTCGAATCTATTAACACAAGCCCGTGTGTTTGAAAATTTAGATGATAATAAGTTTGCAAAGTTTTTAACAAATGATTTAGTCCCGGTGACAACTAATTACTATATGAATGCTGCAAAGACTATTGAGCACAGAAAGCATTTTTTAAGTCCCGGTCAAGATACTAAAGTTATTGGGAAGACAGATAAGGATAGTTTAATATTATTTAAACGAAACAATGAAGACCAATTTGTTGATAGATTTATTAAACCTATTGAAGAAGAACTAGCAGAAAAAAATATTACATTAACTGCTAAAGATAAAAAAGATATTATTAACGTCTACAAATCTATTACAGGACAAGTAGACTACTTTGATAGTGGTTTAATACAAGGTATCTATGATACAACTAAGTTAGCTAATGCAATGGCTTATCTACCGCTTGCAACTATTTCATCTGTTACAGAGGCCTTAATACCTTTTGCAAAAGCTCCAGTAAGCTCCGCAGTTAAAGGAGTACAAGAAGGAGTTACGAGAGGACATAAAATTTTTACAGATGAAGTAGGTCAGATACTAAAAGAAAAACATAATTTAACTGACGATGAAATCCGTAGAGAAATGAACAGTGTATTTATTGCTGTTGATGAAGCAATGGGTGATGTGACGAATCGTTTAGCAGGAGAGGGATTACAGAATGAGTTTCTGAAAAAACAAGCTAGAAGATTTTATAGATTTAACTTGTTGGTTCCTTGGACAAAAACTGTACAGCTTGCTTCGTTTTCTACAGGTAAAGATTTAATTACAGAAAACTTAAAAAAACTTAGCAAGGTTAGTAGAGAAGAAAGAATTAGTGCTACACCTTCTGTTGAAGTACAGAAACTAAAAGGAGAGTTGTTTGATTTAGGTATTAATGTTGAACAAGGTATTAAGTGGTTAGAAGAAGGAGCAGATAGAAAAAATCCTTTTTATAGAGATATTGTTAAAGGTGCAGGTAGATTTACAAACTCCATAATCTTACAAACCTCTAGAGAGTTCGGCACAGTTCCAACCTACATGACAAATCCTAGAGTAGATATATTCACACAGTTTTTAAGATATCCTACAGTGTTTGGTAATACTGTTCTTAAAAACTTTGCTAGAGATATTATTACTGACCCAACTGTAAACGCTCCAAAGATAGCTGCCTTCGCAGTAATGGCTACTAACGTAGCAAAAGCTACAAACTATTGGAGAACCTCAGAAGAAAACAGAGAGCGTATTGAACGTGATGGTGAAGACTGGAGAGATACATTAAAAGCTTTTCAAAGAGTTGGGCTTTTAGGTCCGCTTGAATATGGTGTTAGAGTAGCCGAAGGAATGGCTTATGGTCAGAATCCTTTACTAGCTTCTGCCGGAGTTGGCGGCCCCGTTATAAATGACATTATAGGTCTTGCATTCTACAATAGAGGTTTGTTAGAAACAGCAGCTCGTAAAGCTCCGTTAATAGGTACAAAGAATATTTTTGATAGAGCTGTGGGTGATATCATGGAAGAATATACAGGCTTTAGAGAGCCTTATACACCTATGCAGCAAGCAGCTAAAGAAGCAACTAAAAAAATTAGAGGAACGACTAGAGAAGTAGCAGAGTTTGTTGCAGGTAAAGAAGACGAACCTAAAAGACTTCTTAGAGCTACTGGTGGTTCTATACGTGTTGACCCATACACCGGACAACCCTACGAATATAGAGCACAGTTTGTGACTGGTGGTTTTGTTGAAGGTGACAAAGTTCCTTTTACAAAAGAAAACCCTGCTTTCAGAATAAATAAATTTACTGGTGAACCTTATCAAGAAGAAATGGATAGGCTTGGGTTCAGCAATGGTGGTAGAGCAAATAACTTTGGAAATATAGAAGCTAAGTTTGATTATTGGGCGGGCTTTGTACCGGGAAAAACTTATGGTGGAGAGCAAGGTAATAGATTTGGAGCCTTTGATAGTAAGATTGCAGGAATGCGAGCTCCTTTACGGGATATGAAAACAAAACTAAAAAGGTATGCGGATACTGACGACCCGTTTGGTCATGCAGTGACAGAGTATCTTGGTGGTGGGCGTAAAGGAACTGTACAGGAAAAAATACAAAGGGCAACAGGTAAGAAAGGAGAAGAAAATTATAATCCTGATGTACAAGGTTATATTGATGAAGCAAGAGATTTATACACCAGAGAAGGCGATAGAGGTTTGTTAAGAGCTATAGGTCGTAGAGAAGGTAGTGACATGGATTATTACTTTGAAAATGAAGAAGACGTTCAAAAAGCTATTAAATTAGCAGACTATGATTTTAAATCTGGAACAACTACAAAACAAATGCTTAGTTTCCTTGACAACTTGTTTAAATAAGTGTATAATGTAGTATGATTCTATATCTAGAAAGTCAACTCGAAGCATGCTATAGACAGTATTGCATTCATCAAGTAAAACAGGATATGCCCTTTATGTCTTTAGACGATTTCAGAAATATGTTTGAAGACCTTATGGCAGAAATATATAAGGACGAAGAATGAAAGATATGCTAAAAAACTTAGTAGGTGCTGTTGCTCCTACGATAGGGACTGCTCTTGGAGGTCCTATGGGTGGTATGGCAGCTAATATGATAGCTGATGTTTTAGGTGTACCTAATACACCAAAGGCTATAGAAAAAGCTATACAAGAAGCTACTCCTGAACAAATGCTTGAGCTTAAAAAAGCAGAGCAAGACTTTGAACTACAGATGAAAGAACTTGATGTAGATGTATTTAAGTTAGAAGTAGGAGACACGCAAGATGCTAGAAAGGCTTTTAGTAAAGACTGGACAGCTAGAATAGTAGGTGTATCTGTAGTTGGTGGTTTCATGGGTTATATATTTCTAGTAACTCTTCAACCTCCAGAGCAAAACTCAGAAGCTTTGATAAACTTAGTATTAGGATATCTAGGTGGATTAGCTTCCGCAGTAATCAGCTTCTACTTTGGAGCATCACATAAATCAGATTAATGAAACAGAAATTAAAAGACGTTATCGAGGACGGACGTTGGAATTGGTACGGACTCGCAGACGAAGAAGAAGACTCTCAAGATAATTGTTATAAAGGATTGTTTTGGGATTTAGAAACAAAGAACTTCCTAAGATGGAATGAACTTAATAAAAAGGAGTGTAAATAAACTGAAAGCAGTGACCAGTAGTGTCTGCGTTGTATGTATAGTTTGTTGGGCTTATGTAATAGTTTCGGGATACTATTACTTTTTCTAACGATACAAAAAACTAAGAGGTAATTTAAAGAACGCTATTGTTAGCTTCACAGGGAAATTGCACTTTAAACTTGGAGAGAGGATGAAAAAATTATTAGGGGCTTTAGGATTATTTATTTTTACTTTAAATTTATCTGCAGACCAAACAGGAGACTGTACTGCAGGTGAACAATACTGTGAGCAAAATAGTTTAGAGACTACTAACACCACAACTACAACTAATACAAATACGAATACAAATACTAATACAAATACTAACACTAATACAAATACGAATACAAATACTAATACCTCAACTAATACCAATACTAATACAAATACTAATACTAATAACAACACAAATGTAAATACGAATACTAGTACTAATACTAATAATAATACTAATATAAATACAAATACATCAACTGCAACTTCAACAAGTACTAATGCTAATACAAATGTTAATACATCTACTAGTACAAATAACTCTACAGTAAATCAAACAGTTAATAATACAAGCACATCAAATAATACTAATACAAATAACAATACATCAGTTGCTACAAATACAAACAATAACACAAATATAAATCAATCTACTTCCGAATCAAATGTCACGACTGATAACACGAATAATAATACCAATAACAACAATACCGTATCTGATAATACTAACAGAAATATTAACGAATCAAATTCTACCCAAACTATAAACCAAAATGTTAAAACTAAAGCTCCTCCGGCTTCTGCTATTGCTCCTAGTATCATGTCTTACTCTCAAGACTTATGTACCACAGGAGTATCCGGGGCTTTTCAAGGGCAGATATTTGGTATTTCAGGCGGTAAGGCGGTACGTGACGAAAACTGTGAACGTCTAAAACTTTCTAAATATCTCTATGATACTGGCATGAAAGTAGCTTCTGTATCTATTCTTTGTCAAGACCCTAGAGTGTTTACTGCAATGGAAATGGCAGGCACACCTTGCCCATATCAAGGTAAGATAGGTAAAGAAGCTTCACAAGCTTGGAAAGAAAATAAACATGACAGGCCTGACTATCAAGAATTAAAAGATAAATACATTAAACATTGTAAGACACAAAGAAACTCTCAAGGTAAAAAGAAATCAGGACGAACTTGTGCTAAAGAATTTTATAGTCAGTAGTCTACTGTGTTTTAGCACACTAGTTAGCTCTACATATATTTATGAAGGCAATCAATCTTTGATTGACCTTACAACTCAAACAGGAACTACAAATTTAAATGCAGGCGATGACCAGTTATCAGCAGCATTTAATTTAGATAACTCTTTTACATTTTATGGTACTGCGTATGACTCTGCTCGTATGGCTACGAATGGTTGTCTACACTTTGGTTTAGGCACAGGCAATGTAAATTACAATAATTATTGTGGTGATTACACACCTGACCCTCTACCTCAGTATACAAATACAATGTTTGTATTCTGGACAGACTTGATAAGAGACAGTCAATCTAAGATGCTTGCCAAGAACTTTAATGATAAAGCAGTCTTTGGTTGGTATGATATGCGAGAGTACAACAGGGCATCTGATAATAGCTTTGAAGTTATTCTTTGGACCAATAATACATTTGAATATAGATATGGTGCATTAGATATTATAAATCATGATGTTTTAATAGGTGAGCAAGGAAGTACATCACAATATTATCAGTACCTTTTTCATGATGAATGTAATACAGGTACAACAAACATCACAGGTACATGTGTAAATACAGATTGGAATGGTACAGCTAGTAATACATCATTGGAGAATGGTGGTAGTTTATACGGAGTAGGTTCAGGCAATGCCATAGATTGTAGTGACCCTCTAAATGATTCTAGTTGTGCAGGCTATGCAGCAGCTTACTTAGCACAACAATGTAATTTAGATTCTTTGTATGATATGGCATGTCCGTTATATTGGGAAGCCTATGATGACCAACAATGTGATGAAGACCCACAGTACGCTCCGTTTTGTGCAGGATATCAACAGGAGCAATCAATAGCTTATTTTGTTGAAGATGAGTTTGATTATGGTTATGAAGAAGAAGAATACTACGAAGAGTTTTTATTTGAAGAAGAATGGTATGAAGAACCTGTAGAAGATTATATATTTATAGAGCCTGAATATGAAGAAGAAATATTTGTTCTTATGTTTGAAGATATACAAGAAGAAGAAATATACTTTGAAGAAATATTTATTGAAGAATCTTTACCAGTTATAGAAGAAGAGTATATAGTAAGCTTTGAAAGCATTGATGAGCCTGCAATATTTATACCTACAAATGATTTAATAGAAATATTTGAGTTTGAAATTATAAGAGAGGAAATAGAAAATGAACTTAGAAATAATGAAATCGATGAAGAAGAACTTGCGGAAGCAATGGAAGAAGTTGAAGAGCAACTCGAAGAAACTTTGGAAGAGCTTCAAGAAGAAGTTGAAATCTTGGAAGAAGAGCATGAAGAGTTATATGCCGAAGCAGAAGAAGAAATCAACGAAGAGAGCACCGAAGAAAAAAGCTCAGTAAGAGTCTCTGCCCTAGATGTTGTAGCAGGAACTATTAGAACTGCTTCAAATAGCGTAAGCTCATACAGCGTTTCTAACAGCAGAAATAGCTCATCTTACTCAGGTGGAGGGTCTAATAATATAAGTAGCTCTACGGGCACTTATGGAGCTTCTGGAGGCACTTCCGGAGCAGGAATCAGTACATCTAATTCACCTAGCATTTCAGAACAAATTACTTCTGCAAATGTACAGACTAATCAAGTGTTATCAATGAGCGATGTTGGAGGGTCAACGAGTTTTAGTATTACTCCTCTGCCTACGATTGATGATTCTCCTCAAGTTATGATAGCTGATGTACAGGTACAAAATATGCAAGGAGAAATAGACACAGCAGTATCAGGAGTCATGACAGCTAGTGAAGCTGACCAAGTTGCTGACCAAATTATTGCAAATAATATAAAAGAACAACAGCAGCAAGCCGAACAAGAACAGGAACAAACAGGAGAATATGCGGACAGTACAACTCTTGTTGCTTATTTAGGTTATGTTGCAGGGTTTGATAGCTATAGAGAGCTTCAAATTCCTCAACAGACTACGTGGTATGAACCTCGTGCTATTTATGCTAGTGCTTCTATTAATGATAATACACAGGCTTTTTATGGATTGTCTAGTTCTAGCTTAAATAGATTGGAGGATATGCTTGATATGCAACCAAATCTATAATTATATGGCTAAAAATAAAACTCCGAAAGGAGGATACGCAACTCACAAAGAATTACAAGAAGAGATAAAAGAGGTCTGGAAACAACATAAAAAAAGGAGAAAACAAAATGGAATGGTTTGAAAATAAAACTACTCAGCTTATAGCACTCGTAGGTATTGTAGGAACCCTAGCAGGGTTTGGATATACCGGGGCCACATATGTTAATAGATTAGAAAATCTAGAATCAGAAATAGGTGGTATAGGAGATACAGAAGATGCTCAAAAAATTATTGAAGAAAGATTTGTAGCTATCGAAACATCTGTTAATTATTTAGAGAAGCAAATAGATAGCATAGTTATACCTGACAATACTCAAGATATTGTATCTATCAAAACAGAACTGGCTACTATCAAGGCTGATGTTTCTACATTAAAAGACGAAAACAAAAACCCTCTAGCAAACTAGAAGACTGCATCTAGTTCTATTTCTATATTTTTATGTAGGGGTTCTAAAGCTGTCCTTGCTTCTTGTAATGCTTTTAGTATTACTAATCTATCTTCTTCGTGAAATAGATTTATATACTCTTCTGGAAATGCACTTATCTCTGTGACAAGTTTGTTTTCAGAATCAATGAAAAGCTTCCAACTGATAAGGTTAGCTTCCTTCTCCCGTTTGTTCTTCTTCATTTTTAATTTCGTTAAATTCTATGAGTTCTTGTTTTCCTCTCAGGCCGGCTTTCATATAAGACGTAGCTCTACCTTCAAAGAAGTTTTGATGTTCAACTCCCATTACTTCATCTATCCATCCAAGAGGATTATCTTTTTGTCCAAAGTTTGTTTTTAACCCTAGCTGTAATAGTCTTCTATCTGCAATGTAACGATTGTAAGCATACATATCCTTCTTTGTAAGACCTTCAATGTTACCCATATCAAACACCAAGTCTAAAAACTTATCTTCTAAAGCTACCATCTTTCTACAGATTTCGTAGATTTCTTTTTTAAAGTCATCGGTCCAGATGTCTAGATGTTCTTGAATAAATTCTCTAAATAGTTTTGTCATAGCTTCTACGTGCATAGATTCATCCCGGATGCTATAAGTAACTATTTGACCCATGCCTTTCATGCGACCAAAACGAGGGAAGTTTAAAAGAATAGCAAAGCTTGAGAACAACTGTAGGCCCTCAGTAAAAGCTGAATAAACTGCAAGAGTCTTTGCAATGCTTTGTTTATCTTTTAAGGTAGGTTTAAACTCTCCCACGTAGTCATGCTTGTCTGACATTTCTTCGTACTCTGCAAAGGCTTTGTATTCTATTTCAGGCATTCCAACAGTATCCAATAAAAGACTATAGGCATGTTGATGTATTGACTCCATGTTCGCAAAAGAAGTCATCATCATTCTAGCTTCGGGCTTTCTAAAGATACGCATGTATTTATCTACGTAACCGGAGCCAACATCTACATCTGATTGAGTAAACAATCTAAATATCTGTGTTAATAAATTCTTTTCTTCTTTAGTTAATTCCTGCCAATCCTTAACATCATTATGCAATGGAACAGACTCCGGCATCCAATGCATCTGATTTTGTAAAACGTAATAATCAAACATCCAAGGATATTCAAAGGGCTTATAATGTTCTCTTGTTCCTAATATACTCATTTATTCTCCATTTCTTCGGCATACTTTTCTAGTAGCCATTTATTATATATTGTTTTAAATTCTTTTTCTGTATAAGTAATTGAGTGCGGTGTTTTGTTTTCATCACAATGGTCCAACCATTTACGTCTACAAAATGAACTAAAATTATTATCCTTCACAAGCAATACAATCTACTTCTTCTAATCTTATACGAGGTATTTTTATATTTACATTCTCTGCGGTTCTAGCAGCATCTGACCTAAAGTAATACAAAGACTTCAACGTATGCATAGCATACCAATGAACATCATTAACATACTGTAAATATTCATCGTGTATCTCTTGAGACTCAGTAGCCTTTGGAAAAACAAAAAACAGATTTACACTTTGACTTTGACAAACGAACTCTTGTCTTTTGTACGCATGTTCAATTATCCAAATTTGATTAATTTCATTTGCGGTTTTAAACAATTCTTTTTCTTTCTCATCGAGAATATCTAGGTGCTGCACAGAGCCTTCATTAGCTGCAATGTCTTTCCAGACCTGCTCAAGTTCTTTAGATTTTAATCCTTTCTTTTTAAGAAGACTTTCTAGATTTCTATTTTTAACTTGGTAAGAACCAGATAAAGTTTTGTGCGTATATACGTTAGCACGATATGGTTCAATACTAGGGGAAGTACCGCCACATATAATACTACTACTGGCATTAGGAGCAATAGCCATAAGATGAGCGTTACGATGACCGCTACCGTGTACATCAGGAGCTTCACCACGTTCTTCGGCAAGTCTTTTAGTAGCATCCACAGCCTTTCCTTTGATGTGTTGGAAAGCTCTGTAGTTAAAGCCAGTTGCGAATATACCCTCGAAAGGAATGCCCTTGCGTTGTAGGTAAGCGTGGAACCCCATTGCACCCAACCCGATAGACCTCTCCCTATAAGCTGAGTATGCAGCTTTCGTAAATGATTTTTTATCGGGTTTAACATGATTAGAAAATCGTTTGTAATTAGCATTATACTCTCCAATCTCGGATGTGTCAATAGCATTATCAATAAAATGCTGTAAAACATTATCAAGCATGGTTACTAGGTCGTCAATAAACTGTTCATTCTCAGACCAGTTATCAAAATGTTCTAGATTTACAGAAGAAAGACAACAAACTGCAGTTCTTTCTTCGTTAGTAGGTAGTGTTATTTCAGAACAAAGATTGCTCTGTTTAATCTCTAGGCCTAAATCTTTTTGTGATTTTGGTAAAGCATCATTACAGTTATCTATATTAACCATGTAAGGCTCACCAGTCTCTGCTCTAGCATTAAGTATCTGCCACCATAACTCTCTAGCACTTACTATTTTTACAGCTTCTTTAGTCTTAGGGTCAATCAATCTCCAGTCATCATCATTCTTTACTGCTTGTAAGAACTCATTCGTTAGGTTGATTCCGTTGTGTAGATTAAGACACTTACGATTGATATCGCCCCCGGACTCTTTACGAATGTTTATAAACTCTTCTATCTCCGGATGGTTAATATCCATGTAGGCTGCATAGGACCCTCTACGTGTTATGCCTTGATTGAAGGCTAACATTTGAGAGTCAACAACTTTCATAAATGGTATTGAACCAGTAGAACGACTATTGTTAGCAGTAGCGATGCCATTACTTCTAATATCTCCCCAATATCCACCAATGCCTCCACCTGTACTTGCGAGCCATATATTTTCATCATAATGAGAAGATAAACCATTGCGACTGTCAGGTACATAATTGAGAAAACAGCTAATAGGTAAACCCCTATTGGTTCCCCCATTACTAAGAATAGGAGTGCTAAACATGAACCATAGGTCGGAAGAGTAATTATAAAGTCTTTGAGCCAATTCAAAATCGGTTTGTCCTTTAAATGTTGCAGCAAATACTGCAGCCCTAGCAAAAGCTTCTTGTGCATGTGTTTCTCCTTCTTCTTTGTATAAATATCTATCTTTAAGAGTATCTAAACTAAATTTGTCTAGTCTCTTTTCTTTGTTATAATTAATGTTAATACCTAAATAAGGCTTAACACCTACCTTGTCTTCAATCATTTGATTCTCCTAAATGATATGTTTCATCTTCTAATGCTATAGCGATAATTGCATAATGTATTATTTTAAGTAAATCTAATTCAGGGTCACCGCCTTCTTTCTTACCACATCTCATAGCATACTTCATAATATTACCCATGCAGAATCCTTTCCCGTGCCCTGCATCTATAATCATATCAGTTGCTTGATACTTTCCTTGTGCATAGTGCCGAGTATAAGTTCCATCTACATATCTTTGTACTTGTTGTATTATATTATCTTCGTTAAATTTATAATTCATTATTAAAATCCGTAAATGTAATTGTGTCTAAATCTTTATCTGTTCTTTTAATATGCTTTGCAAACCATCTATCAGAAAACGCTGAAAGACGAAACTGACGATTAGCATAAACATACTTTTGGTCAGGCATGTAGTCATCAAAATTTTCTATAGATATTTTTTTAGCTTCTTCTTCCGGAATAAGAGATTTTAACCACTCAATCGTAAGCTCTTTCGCTTTCCTTCTTATTTTCTTTGATTGTCTTCCATTCATAATTCTTTACTAGTTGCCAATATTTTAACAAACTATTAAACATATCTTTATGTCTTTTGTGTGTTTTTTTATCCCATACATGGCCCAAGACTAACTGTGTATCTTTTCTATCAACAAAGATAGAAACTCTTTCAGGCCTAACAATATCGCATCCTTGAGCATAAGCAGATAACTGCATGCCATGGTCATCATATACTAATTTAGCCGGGTCCTTACCCTCTAAGTTATCTTTTGTTTTAAAGTCTACAAAGATTCCAGACTTGGAGTACAAGTCTATCTTACCTCCGTAGCCTTGTCTAGCACAGAAAGAATCTTCTGCTATCCATGTTTCATTAGGAAAATGTTCGTCTAAGAACTTGAGAACTCTAGTATATGTACTATTCGTTTGTTCTCCTCTAAATCCTGATTCAATTAGAGCATGGATTCGTGTTCCTTCTTGAGCAGCCTTATAACTAATATCATTAGCATCAGCTTTGCATCGGAAAACAAAAGAATCTAAAGTTTCTTCTTCACCTAAACTTAATGTCTGAGCAGACTTAATAGCCTGTGTAAGTTTCCAATTTTCTAATGCAGGCTTTGCTGCTATACCAATAATAGTAGTAACTGATGGAACTAATCCTAAGTTTTTTGCATCTCGTAATGTAGTATTTCTATGTTTACCATTAGCACCTATGATTGTATACATAGGCTCACCATCTTGGTCATACCAATGACCTGATTCTGATTTAAATTTATTATAGTTATCTATTTTTTCATCAAGATTTACACTCATCTTTTATATCCTTAAAAGTTTTAAACACATCCGATGTAAATAATTTTTGGATATTGACTAGCCACATCTTACTTGCATTGTGGTCCCCACCACTTACTGATTTTTTGAAGTCTAATTTTTCTATTAGCTTTTTTAAATTAGGAACATCAAAAACAAAAGTACAGAATATATCGTCATCAATACACAGATTGTGAAACCAATAGTCAGCTTCTGTAGTTATTATACCAGAAGGCTTCCCGTAAGACTCATATTCAATACATATATTTCCAGTACGCATCCACATTCCTCTTTCTGATTTTACTTCTATTTTTTTATCAGTAAACATCTCTGCTATCTTTTGTTCTCTAATCTCTCCGTAACTTAAATCTAAGTCAAACTTTTTTCTGTTTTCTTTAGTGGGTTTCATTCCAACTGTCTCCTATCTTATACTCCCCGGTAAGAGGACATCTTAAATTATATTCCTTAGATGCTTGTTCTATGCATCTAACTGCTAGTGCTCCTACGTGTTCAGCTTGTTTCTCCGGGACTTCAACCTGCCACTCATCGTGTATATTGCCTACGATTTTAGCAGGAATAGCTTGTAATTTTAACAAGTCATCAAATATAATCAAGGCTTTTTTCATAGCAATCGCACCGCCTCCTTGAAGTAAAGTATTAAGTGCTGCATGTTTGTGCCTTAACCAAAGCTTACGTCCATCTAATCCTTTGAGGTAACCCTTTGAAGCTGCCCTGTCAACTCTGTCTCTAAGAGCTTTGAATGAAGGCTGACTATCGAGGAAAGATTCTCTAAGTCGTTTACCATCCTCTCTACTTCCTTGCACGATTGTACCAAGCTTCGCATCTCCTGCTCCGTATATGAGTGCGTAGATGAATGTCTTAGCCTTATCTCTTGATTCAAGTCCTGCAGACTTTTGGTTAGCTGTGTGAATATCTCCGTTGATAATTTCATTTGTGTATTCCTTATTAGCCATATAGTGTGCTAACATTCTAAGTTCTAATCCACTAGCATCTATACCTACTAGTTTGTTACCCTCGTCTACAGTCCAACACTCTCTACATTCTGTACCAAAAGGAGAATACACTCCCGGAACTTGTGCGACATTTGGATTTCTGTGGGCCATTCGTCCGGTTATAGCACCTGTAGATATTACTGCACCATGAACTCGTCCATCTTTTTTTATTGAGTCTACCCACGACTTAACTTGAGCTAGTCTCTTTTGAAACAATAAAAAGTCAGCTATGAGTTTAGCTTCTTTAATATGAGTTATTTTTTTTAGAGTTCCTTCATCTACAATAGGCTGACCAGTTGGTGTAAAACGATTAGGCTTCCATCCAAAGTCAATCAAGTATTCACCGATTTGTTTTCTAGAACCTAGATTAAAATCTACTAACTTTTTACGCATGAAGGGCTCGGTATTACCAAACCATAAACAATTACTGTACTCCTCTTCTGTTAAGCCACGCTTTGACAATGAACCATCTTTTTTAACATATGGAGTAATTAACTTATCATCTACCCATTTAGGTTTAAAGGTAGCATGAACCTCGTCTACTGTTTCTTTTATCTTGCAACTTAAATCTGCCATGAGAATAGTAGCTTTCTTTTCGTCAAACTTAAAACCATATTCTTCTTGTTGTTGTAAAATATGTGTAACTTCGTGCTCTAAATTAATACTGTCAATAGAAAAACCTACTGATTCCTCTTTTAACGCTTCAAATAAAAGTTTATTAAGAACAACATCTTGGATGCAATACTTCAAAGTATCTTTTGTATATACAGTAAAATCTTCGGGTGGCTGAGACTTCAAGACTCCAAGCTTGTTACCCCATACTTCCAAGGAGTGCCCTTTCTCTCGAACCGGATTGAGCAACCTTGAAAGTACAAGAGTATCAATAACTTTATCTTTGTTCCATAAGTCTACTTCATGTAGACGTTTAATCACAGGAATATCGAACCCAATAATATTATGTCCGATAAGTTTTGTAGCTTTAGATAGAAAAGATATACCTTCATCAATATTATTATCGATGATATCGAATGTATATTGTTTATCATTTTCATCAATCGCAACAATACAATGTATCTCAGTTGCATTGAGGTCATCTGTCTCTATATCAAATACTAATTCCATGATTAAAAGGGAACATCCATATCAGTTAATTCAGAGTTTAGAAGCTCTGTATCCTCATACTCTGCAAGCCTACCTGTATCTTTATCATACACTAATGAGGTGGCCAAGCCAACATCACCTGTGTATCTTGATTTCAGTATTCTTAATCGTGTGGTACGAGCTTCTAAGTCATCCTCTGATTGTTGGTTACGCTCTAAAGCTATAACGCAATCAGAGAGTTGGGCAATCGCATTAGACCCACGAAGATGTGATAAGCTTACACTTACTCCATTCTCATGTCCTTTGTCTCCTGATACTCTTCGTAAATGCGATACCAAGATTATACCTGCACCTGTTTCCTCAACTAAACTTCTAAGCCTAGTCATAATGGAATCTATAGCCCGCCTTTCATCGCCCTCTGTTGTGGCTGAGACTAGCATGTGCAGGTGGTCCACGACTACCCAACGACAATCGCAACCCACAATAAGATATCTAAGCTTAGAAAATATATCTTCTATATCATTGGTCCCGAAGTGAGCATGAATAAAAACTCTATCGGAACTGAAGGTTTTGTCAAACATGCTGACAAGTTCTCCTTTATCATAGCTATCTCTTATGTGGTCAATGTAGAGCCGAGCATCAGCTTCAATAGATAATATACCATCTACTGTTCTTCGCCAATCTTCTTCGAGGGCTATAATACCCACGTTGTCATTGGTTTTATTTATTAGCCAATGCTCAAGCTCTCTAGTGACTGATGACTTACCTAGACCCGTTCCGCCTGTTAAAGTCATTAGTTCACCTTGTCGAAGCCCTACAAGCTTTTTGTTAAGACCATGCCAAGGATAAGGTACGCTCTCTTTCTTTTCTCGGTCAAGGAAAGAAGATTTTTTATCTGATACCCGGATAATACCACTAGGAGTATACACCTTTGCATCCCACCATGCCCTCGTAAACTCAGCATGTAAGTTTTTTCTAAGCATGTCGTTCGCATCTTTATGTCCATTGGGAATGGTCACGATACGAGCCTTGCGTGGTTTGATTACGCTTGCTACTTTTCTTGCAGCTTCCTTACCCTGTTTGTCATTATCAAAACAAATGACAATATTATCAAAGCTTTCTACATACTCGATGTTATCTTTGATGTCTCTAACTGCTCCTTGAGCTCCATTCTTTATAGATACTACCGCCCATTTAGAACCTAGCAGTTCATACGTGGCCATAGCATCGCACTCTCCTTCAACGATGGTAAGATACTTACCGCCCTCTTTGAAGAGTTGTTGTCCGAACAAACTAGAACCGGTCATAGTTCCCTCGAACTTAAAGTCTTTATCTTTGACATACCTTATCTTTGTCCCAACATGCTCGTTGTTAATATGATAAGGATATCTGTGTTGTACTAGTTGACCTTGAGAATCGTAGATAACTTTTACTCCATATTTCATAGCAGTCTCTTTAGATATAGACCTATCTGTAAGAGGTGCGTATGTTCCGTTGTCAAAAGTTTCTGGCATTTTCGTAATTGGTTTACTAGTTATTGGAGTTCTCTGAATGTTCGTGCTGTGTTTAGAAGTAAACTTCCCACAAGAAAAACATTTAGTAGAACCATCTTCATTAATTGCTAATGCATCGCTACTGCCACAACTAGGGCAGGGCTGATGCATCTTTACAAAATTAGGATTATTATTCATATAGTGCATAAAAAAGGCTAGGAGTCTTATGCACAGGAAGACTACCTAGCCCATTATTATTATTATCTAGCTATCTTTATCTGTGCTTTCAGATTCGCTTTCTTCTTGTTGTGGTGCATCACCACTATAGATTTCTACAATTCTACCTGAAAAGAAATTTATACCTGCTTGTAGCTCTTCTAAATCAAGAGTTACATTAGCTTTCTTTTGATTTAATCGTTGCAATCTTCCGAAGATTTGTTGGCCCTCTTCGGGTAAATCTTCTACGAATACTTGCACATCATCTATAGTAATAAATGGTTTATCAATAGTATTTTCTTCTGACATTAAAACTCCTCGCCATCACCAAATGGGCTTAGTTCGTCACCATCTTGTGACTTCATTGGAACTAAATCTATTACTTGCATGGCTTGAAAGTCTAAACTAATACCTGATTTCCCTGCATATTCCCAAGGATACTCATCGTATTGAACTCTAACTTTAGAGCCATTACCTACAGTAACGTCCATAGGCTCTTTAGATTTATTGAAAAGCTTTGGAGCTAAACGGGGTCCGTTCTTACCATTTACTTTTCTTTTTATTGTAATAGCCTTACCTATATATTGAGGTGTGCCATCTTCATCTTTTAAACTAAAGTCCTTGACTGTAATACCTCTAGCCTGAAATGCTTGTGCATCTTCATCACTAATTACTAGGTCCACAGTATAGACTGGTTCAAAAGTAGTGTTGGGAACTGTTACGCTCGCCCAATAAGCATTGCCATCTGCAACTGCCATATTTTTCTCCTTATAGTTATTAAAGATATCTTAACTTATCTCTGGTTGTAAGTCAAGCTTTTTTTCAAAGAAGTCTTGAACTTCTTGTGAAACTTCGCAGTCATGAAAATATACAGTAAATGTATCTTTACCATCATACTCATTCATAAATCCTGCTTTGTTCTTGTATAAATCTTCTTGTATATCAATAGAGTATTGTTGCCATTCTCTAAATTGACTTTCATTTAATTTGTAAATCATATCATCCTCGCAATAGTTTGATGGGTAGCTTACACCCGGATATGTCTCCGGTCAACACTAAAGATGTTAAATATTTTTGTATTGCTTTTTGTAGCTTAGTTGGTAAATTTTTATTAAAAGAAATATTATTTACTTGTTTTTCTATTATGTCATACGATACCGTAAAGCTATAATCTTTTCGTAAAGTAATATTATTTATATATCTTCCTAAAGTTTGTTGAGGTCGAGGGCAAGAAGCTGTACTGATTACAGAAGGTATAGAGGGACCTGTAACTTCTTGCTCTCTAGGGGTACTGATTGTGCTAGGAGGTGGTGCTGAGACTACAGAAGGTGGAGAGTCATCTATTACATTTGTACCATCTGTAACCGAAGGGGTTTCGGATTTAGCTTTAGGAGGAGGATTTGTCTCAACACCTTGACTAGCAATTATTTGTTTTTGTGTATTAAAATACATTTGAGTAAACGTGTCAACTGATTTTTCTAGTTTTATTAATCTTCTGTTAATATCGTCTAACTCCTTTGATTTAACATTCATCTTCGATTCTAAATAAGTAATATCTGTCGCATTAGTTTCTGAAAATCTAGATATTTTTATTAAATCATTATTTAATTTATTAATATTTTTAAATTGTTCTTGTTCGTTTTGATTTTCTTGATAAGCACTCCAAGTAACAAAACCAAACACTACAAAATAAATTAATACTATAGCTTTTGTTGTTGTAAATTTAATCATTTTTTTCTCTCTTTACTTTTCGTTTAAGCTTCCCTCGCCAATTTTGTTTCCATATTTCAATAGTACCATCAGAAAAATGAACTGTCAATACCCCATTGTTTGCATGAAGGGCTGTAATTCTATCACGTTGTTGTTGCTCTGCATACATTTTATGAACATCATATTCAGTCATAAAAATTCTCTAATATTTCTGTTACTTTGTTAGCCATATGCCCATCATCCCCTGTGGCAATATCAACTGCATATTGTATTTCTTTTATAGCATATTTTCTTTTCATTTTATCTTTATGCTCTGTCATTAGCTTTTCTCCCCGTTTGTAAATAAACGAATCCATTTCGTTCCATCACATTCTCGCCATCCATTGTCTGTCGGGTATACAGGATATATTGCACAAGTTGTTTCAGTTCTTGGCTTTTCTAAATCCTCATCCCAACATTCAATATCAAAATATTGTCCATCTATTTCTATTTCATCCCAAGTTTGTTCATCTTGAGGATAAATATCCTCTAAAAACTCTTTATATATTTTTTCTGCTTGTACTTTTGCCTGTTCAAGTTGTTTTTCTGTTATCCATTCAGTCATGCATCTCTACTCCATACTCTAAGTCTTCAAAGTCTATAAGTTCTTGTACTCTTTGTTTAACATCTGACCAAGTAGGATGAAACGTAAACGA